AGAACGTCTGGCATATCTGCTTTTTGGGAATAGGCAAGTTCATCCATTAGTTTTGTGTATTGTTGTCTTGTATTGGCAACTCCTACCGGATGATCTTTAGGAACATCTAACCATAAATCTTTTACTTTATCATTTTCTAATCGCATTACCTTTTCGATTTCATTCCTTACAATGGTTGATTCATCTGCTTTTCGTCCTGCGACAGAAAGTGCATCGTATCTATCCTGCGCTCTTTTAGTTGCTTCGAGAATCTTGTTATCGAGTCTTGCCTTAATTGCAGTTACGCGCCTACGAGTTACATCTGCCAGTATTTCGGTAGAACCATATCCAAGTTTACGCATTTCTCCTTCAAGTTTTACTATTGACCGTCCTGTTGATTCTACTGCATCGTACTCTGAAACAGCATCTTGATTAACCAAACTCTTGTAAAGAACAGTCATCCTCCGCTCACCTGCGACTATAGCTGGTGGAAGATCGCCCAAAGTCTCTTTCCCTAAAATGTCAGCAGTTTTTACGGGAGATACAATCTGCCCTTTTAGATATTTTCCAGCACGGTACTTCGCTCCTGCCTCCGTAAACGGTAACCCTACCCTTTTCAGCAATCGTCCACCTACTTTCACAGCACCGGCAATTGGAGCATTTATAATTGCCGATGGAAGTACACCACCAGCAACACCACCCATTAGTTCTCCGCCAGTAACACCTTTTTCTTCTTCTGCGTAACTTCCCAAGCCAGCTCCAAATCCACCGCCGAATTCTCCAGCCATTGTCAATTTAGGATACTTAACCATTGATTTATATATCTCAGCAGCAACTCTACCTGCAATTCCAACTCCTTTTATTCCTTTAATTACAAGAGTAGAAGGCACTAACGCCGCAGCTACTTCTCCAGCTCCTCTTCCGGCATATTCTAAAGGAGTCCGTGGTGGTCTTGATGGTACTCCCATCTTTTCTTCTGCCCATTTAGTTCCCATAAATGGGTTGTCACCCTTATACATTAATGGAAGTTTTTTCATCCCAGAATGGATAAAATCAACAGCTTCAGAGATAGGTCCAGTAAGTCCCTGACCAACAAATGAACCAAAACCTCCTTCTTGTTGCGGTTCTTGTTGTTCCTGTTGTGCTGGTTCCGAATCACGCATCCTACTTGCTATTTGGGCAAGTCTTCGTGCATCTTCAGTATTTCCAGACGCATCCGCATTCCTTAATGCTTCCATAACTCTAGGTAAATCATTCATAATTATTTCCCTAAATATTTGTTAATCAGAGCATCGTCATCTGAAGTAAGTCCAAACATTCCTTCTGGCTTGGCTATCAATGCAAATAATCTGTCTATTTCGTTATTTGATGTTCTATATTTTGCAATCTCTTTTGGCGTAATAGCACTGACAATAGCTTGATTGTTAAACTTCTTTTCATTCTTTAGAACAGAAGTAAGATTCTTAAACTTACGTGCTTCAATTCTTGGATTTGTAAACATCGTATCTGGATTTGGGAATAACTGTTCAATCTTCTCTTGTTCCCACGTTGCACCTCTTGCGCTGTTCAATAGAGCAGCTTTCCCCATCTGTTTTATGTTTCTTAAATACTGCTTCGCATCTGCGATTTCAGGCCACAGACCTTCTGTGCCTATAAGTTTATCAAGTCCAAGACCACCAGCGGTTGCTTCGAACGCCGACATGGTTCTGGCATACGGACCTGTCCCTGCAAGTGCCGCTTTTTCAGGTGATTGCCCACCAGTTAGTTGTTCAGATTTTAATTCACTCTGAGCTTGCATTTTAGCCTGGTTCATGTTCATTTCGCTTAATGTTGCACTTGATGGAACTTTGATAGCATTAGAAGGCATCCCGGATTCTTGACCAGTTGCATCTTTATATGTCCTTCCGCCATCATAACTAATAACAGAAGTTCTATCTGGTAATATCCAATTCTGACCACTTAGTTCTTTTGGCTCTTTCTTCTTCCCAATCGTATCATCCCATATCGCCATCATATCTTTATGCTTCGTGAGCGTCTTATCAATATCTTTATCTATGGCTACTTCGATTGCTTTTCTATGCTGTAGTTTCGCTGTTTGCCAATCTGACATCTGTTGCGGCCCAAGTTCATTTCTATCCTCAAACCTGTATTGCCCACCAAATAGTCTTTCAAATAAGGATTCCTCTTGTGCGACTGAACGCTTATTTACTTCTTGTGATATTATTTGACGATTCACTCCAACTGGAACATTGTTTTTCTCTATTAGGTATTGTTCAAATTTCATCCGTTCCTTAACGAGAGATGGCACTTCCTTACCTTCGTAGTAATCAATCATGCCTACATTTCTTTGAGACGGTTGAGACTGCGCCGGTGCTTTTGGCATCTCGGGTGGAGGATCATAGACTTCAAACACCTTGCCTTCAGGCCCATATGTTTCAGCGCGAGCACCGGCATAAATTCCACCTTCTCCAGTATAGCCTAGTCTTTTTATCTGCTTAGCCATTTTATACACTCCCTGCCCTTGAATAGGCTGGATTCATAGCGTATTTTGTTTTTGTAGTTGTCCCTGTTGGGACTCTTTGCATTGATGTTCCCGTTGATGTAGTTCCACCACCTGTCTGTGACTGAGTCCCTGACGTACTTTGAGTTCGTTTCATCGTTGCAAGATACTCGTTCATATTGGATTCAAACTCTGTCTTGTATTTATCAAGACTGGCCGCATACGTCATCCGTGCCTTATCTTGCTCTGCCGAGTATTCAGGCCCGTACTGTGACATTGCTTCTTTCTGTGCGGCAAGGCCTATATTGCTTATCCCTTCCCCGTATCCGCTTAATGCCTGTCGGGTCATCTGCCCTCTCACCGCCTTGTTCCCTGCGTAACGGGTTTCCATAAGCGTTCGATTCAATGCTCTCTGTAACCGGCTCATCGGGACAGACATTGAGATTTCCCTTAATTCGCCTACCCTCTCTTCGTCATACTCCGGTTTCTGATATTCAGGCAATGCGCCCATCGTGGGCCGTGGCATCGTAGGAATTGCAGTTGAAGAAGAATAACCAGTAGTCCTTGAATACGAAGGCTCCCGTCGCGTTGAACTTGTTGTCGTTACAGGCTCCATAGAATAAGTAGGAGTTTGCGTTTGCTCTGTCTTATAATATTTGTTATCGCTTGCCTTAGCCTTGGATACATCAGGAGTCTGACCAAATTTAGAATAATCTGCTCCATATGTTAGTGCCATCTTATACCTCCAACCATTCCTTTATGGTCTTTTCTGATATTGCTTTATAATTGCATTTGATACAGCTTATTCGTGTTGTTCCCATGCCACCACATTCTACCTTTACGGTTAAATTGCTTCTGCAATCAGGACATCTACCCTTGATAATGTTCGTTTTCGTTTCAACGTGCTTACCCTTTATCTTCAATCTTAAGCTCCTTGAACCATTCTTCAACAGTTTTTTCGGTGTATTCTTCCACGCCACATTTGCAAATCCATGAAGTCGGATATATCGTATCGCCTATCTTCCGTGGCATGGGATTGAGTTTCATCTCTTCGCCGCACTCATCACAAGTAGGACGGGTTATATTCCCCCACGGTGTATTGATACCGCTTATCATTACGTCCATTTCATCTTTATCAAATACCTTCAGGTACATATGATAGGCAACGGTTATATTGTTTGTCACTCCCGTCTTTATGAAGATATCTCTTGCTTTTGCCACTTCATTTATTCGTGCTTGAAATTCTCCCAAGTTTAACTTTTTCATAGTTTCCCCTATAGTGCCTGTGGTGGACAGCAACCAGCGGTTATCTGTGCTGAATCTCGTATATCCCCATTTTTCGCAGCAGCGGCACAATCGTCAATAGCTAATTGTTGTGTCCCGTGAACAGAGGTGATAATTGAGTATGAGTTAGGTGTATCAGAATTACAACTAGCGCAGTATGCCCAAACACCACCGCTACAGGCATAGTCATAATATGTTCCATCGCATTTAGTGTACCATAAGCAACAGTAGTAATTTCCATAATAGTTGTCTGATACGCAGTTATGTGCCCACGCTCTATCCCTAGTATCACAACCTCCATAGGAGTATGCATTTATTGATATATCCAAAGAATCACATACATCACCCTCTACGGTTAAAGTAATCGTGGGGTTATTCGCACATTCTGCATTTGTACTCGGTGCGGTGTAATCGACCGATGTTCCCGTTGCCGCTGACAATTCGCCACCACCTGATGCTATTGCCCAATTATATGTGCATCCATCTGCGGCTCCGGTTGCGGTAAGAGTTTGCACTTCATCGACTGACATGCCCTGTGTGGTATAACCTATGGAGATTCCAGTACAACCACAACAATCATCACATTCTCTCAGTTGCTTATTACCGTGCGAACCCTGTACGGGATTGACTAATTTAGTTACAATACCAAACCTACCCCCCGGAGAACTGCCACCAGAGTATGTCGCCAACATCAAAACATCATAAGAGCATATCCCATTTACATTACACCCTTCAGGAACTGTGACGCATAGTTGATTACCAGAAAGAGTAAATTCTATGCATGGGTCACAAAAAGCGGTATCTATCCCAACTATTGGGTGAGTTGGATATAGAGTCGTACACTGTGTAGTTCCCTCGCAATAGCAAAGCTCCCCTCCACAATAGAATACTATTTCCGAAGGGGTCTTTACGGGTATCCCACCAACAGGCATCCCCGGATAATCAATACCTTCAGGATGATTAGTAGGATGATAGTGTTGCATAGCAGAGTAGTCATCACCCCTATACGGTTTCTCAAATTCAGAATGTTTCTCTACCTGCAACTCCCACGCAGCTTTATTGGTGACTCGTTTCATCATCTCCGGGTAAGACTTTGATATGTAGGGTTTTCTCCCATACTCGCGATTCACTATTGACTCCTCACTATAAAAATGTTACTATTGTTTGCGGATAGGGTAGCACCCGAAAAGCTGAGCCACTGGTACTTGGCCTTCCGCACTTCAAAACTTACCAGAAATCTTAACCAGGAGATTATATCATGTCTAACAAATTTAAAGATATCACAGGTCAAACTTTTAATCGTCTTTTCGTAATCTGCAAAACAACCCCTAACAAATGGAATAAGGCACGATGGAAATGTAAGTGCTCTTGTGGAAATTTTATTGATGTAGATGGTGAAAGTCTTAAAAGCAAAAACACTCAAAGCTGTGGTTGCCTTAATAGAGAACGTAGTCACGAGGCTAACCACAAGCATGGATTGTGTGGCACTCCAGAATACACATCGTGGTGTCAAATGATAAGTCGTTGTCATTGCCCGACTGCTAAATACTTTTTCAATTATGGAGGACGAGGTATTGAAGTTTTCCCAGAATGGAGAGAAGATTTCATGTCCTTTTACAATCACATCGGAGCAAGACCAACTGTTAAACATACCATAGAGCGAATTGATAACAATGCTGGTTACTTTCCCGGCAATGTTCGATGGGCAACAAGACGAGAACAAGCTAACAATACCAGACGCAATCAGTTTATAACTGCCAATGGAGAAACGCATACAATAGCACAGTGGGCTAGAATTACTGGCATCTGCGCCGGTACGATTTATAGTCGTATCAGACTTGGATGGAACCCGGTAAAAGCTGTTATTTAATATGTACTCTTTCATTGCCCTTCAATTTCCTGTATTTCGTGTCCACGATCTAATAAATACAAAGTCTGACTTACTGTATTGTTTTGATACTTCATTGTTATATGTTGGCCTGTCAGATTGAAATTCTCTCTATGTCGTCTGATCGTCTGGTTTGTAACTTCCGCTGTCATTGATAACGTCTTTACAGTTTGAGCGATTGAGTTTATAGAAGGAGTCAAAGTTAAGTCTCCTGCGGTCTGTACCTTCGTTCTAACGACCCCTTCTCCGATGAAGATGTTCATGCCATGCCCACTTAGTTCTTCGATTGTATAGGCATCTATGGCCGCTGAAACGTCATTTGTAGTTGTGTTTAAAAGATATGTGAACCCATCCGCTACACCACCGCCTACCTGTAAAATAGGATTATTCCCTGAAGCGGCTTCTACGTTTGCCATACATGCTAATTGCGGTGTTCTTGAATCGAAACTCCACGTACCATCTTCTAAATCGTAAACCGGGAAAAGATTACAGGTTGCCGAATAAATTTCATAACCTTCACCAGACGCCATTATATCGGTATCAATCGATAATGTCGTGGCACTATCAATAGCAGTAATTAATGCACTCGTAGAATCCGTAGTATTATAAACTGTATCCCCGACTGCTATCGTATGGGCAATGGGATGTCCAGTTACACTCTTTCTTGTTGAAAAAGCTCCTGCGGTATCAACTAATTTATCGCCGGTTGTGCTGGTCGCCGTTGAGGTCTGAACCGATATCCCTACTACAATACCTAAGTTTATTGTGTTTTCTGAAGGATCGTCTGACATCCAGTGATCGTTATCGTACCCCCTTCGGATACATTCGCTCTCCTGTGGATTGAAATAGTTCTTAATGTCTCCCGTTATATCGGTAACGTATCTTCCGTCACTCATAAAGACACCCTTATGACTTACCCAGAAGGCTATCTTGGTAATGACCTGATCTGTTGGGGTTCCTACTCTACTACCATCAATCACAACAGCACACTTAGAATTGAGTATTCCTATTTCAGTAGATAAGACTAATTTACCGAATGTGGGAGGGGAATACCCCTCGAATAGCGTGAGGCATCCCCCCTCCTTTCCTTTTTCTTCTTGCCATGCCATCAATTCATTATTGAATGGTTTAGCACAAATCACTTTATTGTCCCGTCCATCTCCGGCTTCAAGTACTCCCGTTCCATCGTATCCATTTAAAACCTGTGGTCTGTGTAAAGCCGAAGCGAATAAGAATCTATCCCCGAACCCGTAGACCATCCTGTTTTTCCATGCCGAACTTACAACTCCCTTAGTCCCGTGATCGGCTATCTTAAAGTACGGTTGGTACGAAAGACTGATTATCACGTCATCATTCAAAGTCTTATCGACTTCAAAGTAATACCAGTAGGCATAGACCCCTGAGTTAAAGGCTGTCTTGAAAGCTGCCTTACGTGGGAATGTCACCCATCCGGGCTTACTCATACCTGAAGAACCATCTGATACAGTTCCAACGGTAGAGAATGCCGCACCTGTCCAGTAGTACATTGCATCGATAGTCGTAGTCCCGGTCGTATTTGGCTTGGCCCCAGGGTCAACATAAATTGCATTAATTGGATCTGCGGTGGCGAAATAGACCTTCCCTGCATCGGTCATGGAATCTATCTCAATCGCCGTTGAACCGAACTTCTTATACACAGCCGTAGCATCGGTACAGTGTTGAGTCTCGACAACAGGGATTTCCACTCCATCCCATACGTTTTCAATTCCCTGCCAGTCTGTCTCGTAGGTTACGGAGGTGACTTCGGTTTCAGCATCCAACGCCCCACTTGCTAAAGAGAGTTGATGCCAGTACCCGACTTGACCAAACATGAAGAATGGAATGGAACTGTCGGGAAGCGTGAATTTCATTGTTCCACCGGTAGTCGCTAGAGTTTTGGTGCTTGATCCAGCATCTTTTGTGGTGTCGGCAAAAGCCGCACATGGTTCCCATGTATCGTCACTCTTTCGATATTTCATCTGAGCTACTGAAGCAGTATCGTTTGCCTTAGAAATTGTCCATGTAAAGGTGTGTACGGGAACAGGAGTCATTATAAAGATACAATCATAAGCCGCTAATGTCGAAAGTGAATCCAATACCGCCACCGTGGTAGTGAGTCCATCGGAGACTTCATCTGAATAGTCCTCACCAAGAATAGGAACTGTGGGAATCGCCGTGGCACCCTTATAGACAATCAATCTTTTTACGTAAGAAGCGGTTCCAGGATAGATTTGATGCTGATCTACTCCATTTGAGAAGAAAAGAGTCTCATCCATAACGCTCCATGATGCCGGTACTGAGCTGGCTGAACCAGTAAAGACCTTTGTTCCGAAGGCTCCCGTAGTCACCGTAGGAGGATCGGCAGTAGCTTCCCAAACGTCATCATCTGACCGTTGCGTGTACATATGTCGCTCTGTCTTCTTACCTTTGGAAAACTGATACGCTGAAAGGATTTTAGCCGCGGTAGCGGTTGTGTGGAGTTGAGACATACCCCCACGTTGTTCTAAGCCGGGGTGCCTCTGACGCATATTCTGAATCTTTGAGAATCCACCAACCGGAAGTAACGCAGGTTCGTTGCGGGTTATATTCCCGCCCCTGAAGGAATTTGTTTCTATTTTAGTTAGCTTTTTCATAAATACGACTCGAAATCATTGTAGACTTCTTCTTGTGTTATGTCTGGGGTTCCCAAGTAGGCATGTAGAGTGCTTACCAACATATCGTTAAAGTCTTTGTAGTCTGCCGGACTTGGTTTCACTGGACTCTGTGGCAGAGACTTCATCATTATAATTGTTCTTGGTGCTATGAGGTGATGGAAAAATTCAGGCAATTCAGAGACTAATCCGTAGTAATCATCTGCCGCGCCCGTTCCTGTGATCGTCGCTGCCCTTGCCGCCGAATAGTCAGTTATAGTGTCTGTACTGTCGTCGGTAATATTGTCGATTTTCATTCCATTGTAATAGTCTGCTTCTAAACGTGCTGAAGTTGCCAGGGTAATTGATTTTGCCTCGCCAGCCGATGCTTTACCCATTGTAATGTCTCTGCAACGTGAGTAATACCAAAGGGTCAATGTATCACTGAAACTTGAAGCATCACAGACTATCGTATTCCCATACCAGTAATACAGAAACTCATTCCCCGAGTAAGATCCTGTATGCTTTTCATCAAGAGAAATAAAGTGAAGTTTGACTCCGTCTGAATTTTCTAATCTTCTGAGTTTAAAGAAGTCGGCGGGGAAACTGCCCGTTGAATCGGACATAGTGATTGATGCAGACGTTAAGAATAGTGCTGGTTTACGTGCGAATATAATACCGTGCAGAAACCTCTGGGAGTCGTTTATCTTCTTTATAATGTGGGCATTCTGAAACGCCCCAGAGGTATCTGTACCGATAACTTTAGTTGAAGAATGGTCATTCAATCCATATCTGACCTCTTCTAATATCTCGTAGCAATTTAGATATTTTACCATTACTCATCCTTTTTTACCCCTACCTTCTTCTTTGGAGCCCTTTTGTGCGGTTGTTTCATATAAACAACTTGCGGTTCTTTGTTCGTCATTGCTTCAGCGAGTTTTGCCATTTGCTCAGTCAAGGAAGAAATCTGACTTCTTAGATCGTCATTTTCCTTTTTAGCATCTGCAATGGCTTCTCTCTCTTCGTCTCTGACCGCAAAAGGTTCCAGAAGTACAAGGCCGAGGTCGATTGCGTATTGTTTCACCTCCCGCGTGGCTGGTTGATATGGGAGTCCCGATTGCTTACGGCTTTCGTTGCGCTGGTTGTACTCGACAACCTGTTTCTTTTTAAATTCAAAGTTACGCTCAATACCATCTTTGCGTACCTTCTCTTCATCGCAACCGTAAGTTAATTGACTCAAACCGCGTGGGCCGTGTGAGTTCAGAACATGCTTTCCACAAGCATCCTCTACTTCTAACTGTGTGCGGGGTTCCATTGTTCTGGAAATCCCTGCATGTTGCACAGTTATTTTTTCATCTGTCGGATTAAAAAGAACTATCATCTTGCCTCCTCTTACCAGTGATTAAATCGCTTTAATGACTGATAAAACTTATTGTTTGTATAACCTCTTCCGGTTCTGGAAGATAATCATACAGGTTATTACATTCACTGATATGCCAAGCTACAAGGTCTGTGATTAAGTATCCCTTGATATGGTCGTCATACAGTGTCTTCTTACATAGTGAAACGGTCTTATAGTCTTTGTGCCCATTCCTGTAGGGTAAAACGTAGTCTGGATGTTTACAGGTAGGAATCAACACAATGTGGTTATCAAATGCGCCGGCAAGGTGTACTGGAGCAGAATCGTTTGAAACCAAGACTTTAGCTTTATCTAAAAGAGCAATCAAACCACCCAAAGAGAGCTTGTCCCTGAAGTCATATCCATTCTCAGGGCATTCAACGGGAGCGTAAGAGTGTTTGGGTACACCGTCACCATCTATCAAGAGCGTTTTCCCTATCATCCCGACTGTATGTGTCTTGCTTATTCCGTCAACTACCTTCTGCCACCATTCAATCGGGAATGTTTTACTAGGCCATCCAACCCCTGGGTGAATCAGTACCAAGTCTTTCAGGTTCTTACAGATGTCTTTAGATTCCTTCAAATCCTTCTTGGAGTATGTGAGTTTCGGTGTCTTGAACTCATCGGGTAGTATCCTTCCAATACAAGCTGTGGAGATGTAGTCTACCGGGTGACACAATGGATGAATGAGCTTCATTTGAAGATGGTCTACCTGGCTTGGATGAGCATTCATTTCGTGCATGGCATCAAATTCACCTTCGGGATACTTACGATCTGCCTTAATGTCCAAATGGTCAAAGAGTCTTGGAACTGAGGTCAATGCGAAAATGTTGGCATCGGGATAGAGTTCTTCTTTCATGTATCTCAAAACCGGTTCCGAACAGACTTGATCTCCAATCCCACCGCCTACGAACATGAAGATGTTTCTTTTGTAGTCGTAGTCTTTACTCTTCCACATTTCAATATCTCGATCGATATCTTCAAAGATGTCTCTTTCCCATCCTGCGTAATGAACAAAGTAAGAATCCAGTCTGGTGAATCCGGTTAACCTAGCCATGATGCTCATTGAGTTCAATTTGTAGTCCAGATTGTGAACTTCTGTTTCATTCTCAAAGAGTCTGAAGTTTAAGAAGGTCTGTTCACCAAAAGCGTTTCTGAGTTGTTTTATTTCACCGGGTGGCTTGAAGATGTGGCGATGTTTCTTTGATACCACCATAACACCTGTATTGTAGTAGTCTCTGCCATTCCACTTGGGTAAGCGTACACCATAGACCTGCATGGCTTCGTGAAGACACATTGATCGTGGCGTGAACTGCCCTTCGTTGAATACCCCAAACTTGTCTTCAGAAACTATTTCAAACAAGTCCGGCGCATCATCCCTTATCAGAATATCCGCATCAATAAAGACTACCCTGTCATATTTTTTCTTCAAGAACTCGTAGATACTGAACTTCAACCAATGTGGACTGGGTACGAAACTCGCATCTTCCAATACGATTAAATCTGCACCTACCTTATCAGCGTAATTTTCAAAGAACGGTCTGGTTCTTAACCAGATTTTATTATACTTTTCACCAGCAACAATGGTGATTATCGCTTTATTCAAAGACCTTGCCTTTCGTTTTGTGCTCTACCCTTCTAAAAGCACTGTTCCCTTTACCACCGGCAACCTTTACGGCACCTTGCGTAAGCTGAATCTTGGAGTCCTTTGTCATGTCACGAATTTCATCACTCGCTTTCTTCTTCTGACTTTCTCTTACGTCTTCCATGTAAGCCGCAGTCCTGTTCATACGAGCCTTTACCGTGTCATTTGACATATCGCCGGACTTGATGAACTCCAAATCTTTTGGGTTGGGCTGTCTGAATCTTCCTTCTTCAACGCCGCCGAGTGTGGCGATGGGAACTGACCCGCCCACCGCCCTCTCGTAAGTCACAATGAACTTCTTGTTGACAGGATTCCAGACGCATCCCAACTTCGGGTCCATCAATCTCAAATCTTTCATGAATGAAGGATTTACATTAGGCATTTTTTACGAACCTGTATTCCCTTTCCATATAGTCACGGAAGTACATTATCCGTGGTTCTATACGTTTATGTTGGTCACTGTAGAAAAAAGCCATTTTCAGTGTTTTCTGAAGATGTGCTTCATCTACAACAACCTCTTCAACGACTTCAGACTCCACTACTTCATCTTCAACTTTCTTTTTGGTCATGATTTACTCCTATTCATTTACTTTCTCGAAAATGTCGTTACACTTGTCAAGGGTGTCATTGCATTTATCAAGAATATCAACAACCATACGAAACATGGCTACCTTATGAGCTTCACTCATATGAAATCCTTCGGGTGCTTCTATCTCACCTGAACCACCACAAGCGGGACAAGGGCGGCCTTGTTCAACTGTGCCTCTCTCGCTGCATATGCTACAGGGTATCTTCATGTCATTCACCCGTTAAGTCTCTACCGTAGCGATACCACTACCACCAGCAGCATTAGCCTGAGTGACATAAACTGTACTCCGTGTACCTTCCCAAGAAGCCCAACCAGTTTGGAATGAGTTCTTGACAACAATCTTATGCGTTGTGGCACAGTCATCATTGATAACTTCAGTCAATGTGGAAGTAATATCGTTCTCATCATAGAAGTTATAGAACATACTATCTTCAATGAGGAACAACCTGTCCGTGGTATAGTTTGCTGCAAATTTGATTGCAGAACAACCAGCAGTCTTTGATCTACTGTTGAACTCGCAATTCCTGAGTCTTACGTCAGACCCGCCAGATTGAGCACCTGTCGCACCAAAAAGCAATAGGGTATTATTGTTGCTCCTTGTGGAACTGCCCGAATGACCGATGTAACAATGATCAAGCAAGAGACCATGACCCGCTGCCGTTACTGATGTATCAATCCACATACAAGCCGCAGCCGCAGCCCCCGCTTGCTGAGATCGAACGTGACCACCAATCATGCAGTAGTGGTAATGGTTACTTCTGCCCTGATCTTTAATGGAGCATACACAAGCGGCATTCTCACCAAAGTTATTGACATGAATACCATGAAACTGACAATAATCACCTGTTACGAGCATTGCATAAGCTGCATCTGTAGCTGAAAGATTCCGAATGGTAACATCTCCACCATCACCATACCAACTATGGATCACCTGACCCATGCCAAGCATGTGGGACGAGTCCTTACTCCATGTAAAGTTGTCAGAATCGGTATCATACCTGCCGGGGAAAATGAGCATGACATCATTCCTATTAGCTACCATTGCTGCATGAGCTGTAACCGGGGAGTCGTAGATTTTATAGTTCTGCTCAACACCCCAACTCTGAAGTTGGGTTCTGAACTGTGAACTTGAACTTGAATCGGGAGCTACAAAGAACAACTCACCAACGCCAGGTCCAAGACCTGTCTGTCCCATTATCCATTGAATCAAGCTTGGGTCTAAATTTCGTTTCTTAATCATGATAATCTCCTAGTTTACCCCCTCCGTAGAGGGATACTGTGTTAAGGTTAATAAAAAAGGCGGGCCACCCTCTCGGATGAAACCCGCCTCAGTTTTTCTGATAGCGTTCTGTTACTTTAAATATGTCAAGAACTAAATCCCACCCTTAATAAAGATCAGGTTCGACCAGGTCTTTTAAGAGGGTCAATCCATTGCGACGATGTGTCCCTAAATTGGTGTACATTCTCAAATATAAATCCCACTCATCATATCCTGACCTTCTGTGCATGTTGCTTCCGTCCAGATTACCCCATCCCAGAGGTGTCAACTCGAATTTCTGAATCGCATCAGGAGTCTCGAAGAATACCATGTTCGGCTGTTGCATCGGGTCAACGATCATTTCGAGGGAGCCATCACCGCCACTGAAGGTTAGAGTCTCGTATCCACCTTTGAGAACGGTGGGTGCGAATCTCACATCCGGCATCAGGAGGTTGGCGTATTTCCTACGCTGTCCAAGCCCCATTCGGATTTTGGATACCCTCAGACCGGAACGCATTCTCGACAGGTCAACTCCGTTGAGCATCAGATCAATCGTGAGTTCTCTGTTCACGCTGGAATTGGAGATTATGTTTGCTCTCCATCTTGCGTAAGTGTCGGCATTGATGTTCTGGAAGGTGTCGATGTTGGTACCGTCATCGTAGATTCCAGTGAGTCCGGTAATCTCTACAGGTGTATCCGCAGAGGTCCATGCAGCATCTCTAGCACCAGACTTTACCGCTATACTACCTATTGCCTGTGCGGCGGTACAGACTGCGTAAGACGAGAAATAAGGATGGTTTACAGTATAAGCGGTTGTGGTTGATTCAAAGATAACTACCTTTGTAGACGGATCGATTGAGTAGGCACGGACTCCGGCGGCTCCTGAAGCGGCTGCGGATAATGAGTCGCCTGCGGAAACGTAAAGATCAACGACCTGTCCTTCCTGGAAGTACTGGACTCCAATATCGTTATCGAAGGTTCCAGCCCATGTTGCACTTGTACTCGGTGTTGCCGCGGCACTCAGACGGCCTATCTGCCCGAATCCGTCCCAATGGCACTGTCTGTTCATATCAACTACGATGGACTGATAGATATCATCCATTTCATCGGCAAGACCATCAACGAATGCCGCCGAATCTCCTTTGGCAATTTCAATCGCCGGGCCTGTAAGTCGAATCGAACCATAGAGGTAACGTGGCACGACTTTGGCCTGGTCTTTCGTCCCGGTCAACGGATCGGGAAGTTTTTTGCTTTCTGCACGTCCACCCGTACCCTGTGCGCGAGAGTAACGTACTCCAAATACATAACCATTTCCTTTGGGTGCGATATCCGACTTCGGGAACTGGTTATAGGTTATTGTTTCATCATTAAACTGATTCTTTAAACCGTCGCCATAGACGTCTTTCAGAATCTCACCAAGATTAGCCAAATCAGCATAGTTAGCCATTTTTCAAACTCCTTAGGTCCAGAGTTTACCTAATCGTTCTTTAAAGGCACTCCGGGCCTCTTTCATGTTCTTGACTTCGGGCGGCTTTTCAACAGGAGGATCGCCAGAAGGAATCACAGGGGGTTCTTTCTTGCCGTCCAAATAGGACTTAATCACCGCCTGATCGTATTCATCCTTCTTTTTGAGTCCATCTGCTACCATCTTATGCACCGCCTTCGTATCTGTTATATCAATGTCGTTCAGAGGGTTCCCGATGCCGAAGTGTTCTTTGATAAACTTTCCTTCACTTGGCGAAAGATCACTGAGAAGAACTTTAACTTCCTTCTCGTAACCTATTACGGCTTTCTTGGCTTCTTTTGCCTCTTCCTGCTTTCTGTCCACATCATCGTTTCGACGTTTCTCATCAGCAAGTTTATCTTCCAGCCGCTTAATCGTGTCATCGGGAAGCTCGTCCTGACGCTTCTTGCCTTCTTCTTCTTTTGCCCAGTATTCCTGATAACTCTCCAGTAGTTCATTATTATCAAGGAGCGTCTTCAGGTCTTTCTCACCGAGCTTTCCTTTTAAATCCCTTCCCTCTGTTACATGGGTCATCAAATCTTCGAGCGAATCAAGGTTATTGGCAGTCATGAACGTGTCAATTCCCTTTTCCTTCTCTCGCCATGCAGTCCAACGAGGGTCTTTATCCCAAGGAACTTTGTCGTCAGCGGGCGGTTCTTTACCGTCCTCCGGTGGCGGGTCGGTTATTGCGCCTTTGTCGTCAGATGGCGGGTCTGACCCTACTTCGCCTCTTTCATTCATTAACAATCTTTTCCATATCGGGTCCGAGCCGATCATTGCGGTTTTCATAATGTCCTCCTATGGTTTAAGGTTAATCAATACTGACTGACCTGAAAGCACAAAAAAAGGCGACAAATGGATGTTAATCCACTCATCGCCTCAACTTATTTGATAGCGTTATTTTAAAGAACTATTCTGGTATGTCCCAACTTCCTTCTATAAATTTTTTCCTCATTTCTTCTTGGCATTTAGACATCTTCTTATAAGGGTCTGGAAGAAAGGGATTTAGTAATACACTTTTTCCTTTCCTCGTAGACGCACACTTTAAAAAACCGTTTAAAACTCCTATAAGAAATTTTTTCCCATTTGCCCTCGACTGCATCTTTACATATTGTTTATTGCTCGATATTCCAAGAAAATCGTTTGCAAACTCTTTTTGCCAAGGAAACAGTACTATATTACGTTCTTCACAATATTTCTTAAATTTATCTTTCATCATCCCCTCCGTTCTTCGGATAGCTTGCTGATAAATCTATCTAAATCTGGTTCCAATAAACTTATCTTTAACTCAGCACGGGTTATCTTTCCATGTTCTAATATTGGAGATAACTTCCCATAGATCTTATTATCTTCTAAAACTTTCAGCAAGTCAAGTATTTTTTTTCTCATTTTCCACTTTCCGGGGATTCTTTCCCCTCCATTTGAGCCATCTGCTCTAGCTCTGCCTGTTTCGCCTTCATAAGAATCATCCTATGAGCATCGGTATGCTGCATGGCGATTTCCTTCAGGTCGTCTGACAGGTTATCGAACTCGTTTGAAAGAAGGAATCTCTTATGAACTTCAAAGTGTACTGCGTGTTCATCGAAGTCAAACAATGGGTCATCGTTAATATCTTTCATCTCGCCGGTTTCCGGGTTGACTTCCATGAGGTAGATGTTTTCTACATTACTCGTAGCGATATCGGTATTCTCCCGTTCTGCTCTTTCACGGTCTACGTCAAGTTTCTCTGCAAACCCACTAAGACCTAACTTCTTGAGATATTCCCTGCGAATTTCAGGATCTTCAATCTCAAAGAACTTATACTGAATCAAGTCCATAAGGATTTGTTTCTTCCCGGCTTGCGTTGTGGACAATCCAGACTCGATTTCCAGTTTAACATCTGTGTTGTTACGTAAATCCGCACCCTTGAAGTTCATTATGCGCTTACGACTGTTTCTGCCCATGACACTTATCTTGCGATTTTCTGTGTAAACGTCCCGAGATATTATCAGACGCTTCTTGTAAACAGCGCTCATCTGAGTATTGTAGCGGTCTATATCAGGTACATGACCCTTCTCGGCAGTCTCACGCAGGATATCTACCATGATACCAGAAGATTTAGATGATGGCGCCTTGCCTCTCATTATATTCTTGGGATCACCAGACAGGTCTTGAATCTGTATCTTTGAATTATTGCGTTCTTCCAAGATTTGCTGTGGTAGTGCAATGCCCTGTTCAAACTTCGGTTCTTTGCCGCCTGAAAGTAAAGCATCATATTCAAGTGCCAGAAAACCTTGCCCGCCTTCACTCAGTCTCTTTATCGTAAGGCCCGTTGGAGTGATGACTCTTGGCCTACCTAATCCCTTACGATTCATTATAAGAGCCTGATCTATTTCGTTGATTTTGTTCTGAGGACTGATAAGATCATTCACCCCAGGGTCTGACCAGAATTTGCCTGGAATTTTGTTATAATGGAAGTCAGTCAGAGTATAGTACCATTTGCCGTCTTTGACAGGGATAGGCATTCGATCTAAATCTATCAACTTTTCATTGCCAGCAACTACGAGGTATCTGCCCTTTGGATACTTAATAGAGGGTTTAACTTCCAGTTCCTTGAATAGTACCAATTCCTGTTCGTTGAGTTCGATAGAATTGTTTTCAAGCCCATGCCCTTTCCAGAGTGACACATTGCTTACGAGCTTCAGTAATCTCTTCTGGTAATCAATCGCTCTCTCGCTATCACCGCCCTTTATCTTTACATTGAAGGTATCTTCTACCCATTCCCGGGGAACCAATGACCGTATGCCGATCCAGCGTTTGTCCCTGAAGTTCTCGCCCAGACTGTCCATGATGACGTTGAAGTTTATCACATTCTTGGCGACGACTTCCCCGGTTTTAATGACCGTACCCTTTTTATCGATGAACCAAGGCCCACCATCCATTTC